GGCTAACGCTACAGTTGGAGTCGGCACTTACGCCGGCGAAGCGGCACGTCCCTACGTAGCCGCAGCGGTTTTGTCTGCTGACACGATCGCAAATGGTTACATCTCCGTATTGGAGAACGTTCATTCAAAAGCGGTTCTCCGCAAGTTCTCAGGTGCTGCTATCACCGCGGCAAGCTGCACATTCACTACCCCCACATCCGGTCAGTTGGTTTTGGGCGAGGCGGTTTTGGCGGCATCGGCACTCCAAGTAAACGAGCAAGTATGCAATAAAGACCTCCGCGCAACGTGGGAAGGTATGCAGATGCGCGGGCAGTCTTCAAACGCTCCCGCCGATTTCACATCTTACGTGGCTCAATACGTAGCCGCAAAGGTTGCAGAAGGAGTTGAGCATAATATTTGGGCTGGTAATTGGAAGCAAGTACTCGACGAGGCCGCTCCTTACTCAAGTTTCACGGGCATCATTCAAAATATCGTAGCCGGATCTCCCGACCGGGAGACCGTTTCTACGTTGCCTTTAGCCATCGCAACCGCCGCCAATACTTCCGTTGGAATCCTTGACGCTTTGGCTCTTATCACCGCAGGCGGAGAAGGCGCACCGGCGTCTATCGCAGGCGACCCAAACACCAAGATTTTTATGAGCCGCGGATCGGCAAATTTGTATTATCGCGCTCTCGCAGCGACTTACAACCTGCCTTTCTTGAATGATGGCCTCGTAGCTCGCTACGCTGGATACGATATCATCACTCCGGGCGGTTTCCCTGATAACGTTTTGTTGTGTTCTAAGATTGATAACCTCTACTTCGGAACGGACTTGTTGACGGATCACATTCAAGCCTCCGTTTTGGACTTGAGCGGCGTAACAGGAGACGACGTTACTCGCGTGATCATGAAGTTCTCAGGCGGTACGCAAGTCGTAGATTTAAACGGCTTGTCTATCTGGCGCACTGAAACAGCATCCTAATTGAACCGGGGAGGGGCTTAAAATCCCTCCCCTTAATTCCTCTAACTCATGGCTTGTAGTATTACAGTTTCAGGGCGTTCCTTCCCCTGTAAAGATAAAATCGGAGGAATCAAGCGCGTATGGGTGAAAGCCTTTGACGCGGCGGATTGGGGCGCGGTTTCAAACGGTGCGATTTCTGACGCAGCGTCGGCAATCACGGTTTTCGGTTTTGAACTCACCAAGAATACGGGTTCTTTTCAGCAAACCGTAACGGCTTCCGTAGAAAACGGAACGGTATTCTTCTCGCAGGTTTTGGAGTTGACAATGCCGAATCTCGTAGCAGCGGATAACGCCGAATTGTACGACCTCTTGAAATCTCGCTTGTGCGTTATCGTCCAAGACAATAACGATAACTATATGATTATGGGACATACCACCGGCGCGGAAGCTACGGGAGGTACGTTCGGTACGGGTACGGCGAAAGGCGACCTCAACGGGTATCAAATCCAGTTGACAGCCGAAGAAGCTATCCCCGCTCCATTCTTGACGACTGTTTCTGGAGGTAACGTTACGTTCACCGCCGGCTCTTGATTTCTCTTTGTTTGGTTTTTGGTTAACAGGACGGGGGAGGGCGGAAGTCCTCCCCTTTTTCTTTTCACATGATACATCTCAACCCCAATTCTTCAGCCGAACAACTCATCTATCTGACGCTTCAGGAGATGAAAAAAGACTTCGAAGCGTTTACGCATTATCTCGTACTTTTCGAGTCAATGGCTTCGAAAGAGAAATATTACCTTATCGGAAACGTAGACGCGGACAATAAGCGATATACGGCTCTTATCGTTTACACCAACGAAGACGCACCGACTACGGGAAAGGTACTTCTAACCGAGTCCGGACAATATACTTACAAGGTATGGGGGCAGAACTCAAGTACGAACCTTGACCCCACTTCGGGCGACGTGGTGGCACTCATCGAAGAAGGGACGCTTTCTGTATCCGGGGAGACGGGTTACAACATTCCGGAGATTACAATCCCCGATAACATCATCTACTATCAGTAATGGAATTCATTCAGCTCAATAAATACGAAGAGAGGAGTTACCGCGAAACCCCAAACCGAGGGGGCTTCGTGAATTACGGGGATGACAACCTCTTCCCGCAATATCTCGTGGATCTCTTTCATTCTTCCGCTACGCATAACGCCCTCTCGACGACTATCGCCATGATGATTTTCGGGGAGGGTTTCGATGCTTCCGACCTCGATGGGCGGCTCGCTTTCGACCAGTGGAATTTGAACGACGAACTCCGGAAGGCGTGTCTCGATTTCAAGATACAAGGCGGCTTTGCCCTTGAAATTAACTGGAGTATTGACCGGACGACTATCGCCAACGTCTCGCATTTGCCCTTTGAGAACGTGCGTTCGGGATTCGTAAACGAAGAGGAGAAAGTCGAGTATTATTACTACTCGAAGGATTGGGAAGACAAGCGAGAAGAGCCGGTCGAAATATGCGCGTTTGACGTAGAAAAGAAGATTGACCACCCGACGCAGATCATGTACGTGAAGCCGTTCTCTCCGGGTTCGTTTTATTACCCGAAACCGGATTACGTGGGTTCAATCAACTATATAGAACTCGATAAAGAAATCTCCGTTTATCATATCAACAATATCAAGAACGGGATGAGCCCTTCGTTCTCGATTCACTTCAAAAACGGTATCCCACCGGAAGAAGAGCGGAATCGTATTCGAATGGATATCGAGAGGCAGTTAAGCGGGGCAAGCAACGCGGGGAAGTTCATCGTTACTTATTCCGATGATCCCGACCGAAAGCCCGACTTCGAGCCGTTTCAACTTTCCGACGCGCATAATCAATACCAATTTTTGAGCGAAGAGGTAACGGCGAAGATTATGGTCGGCCACCGCGTTACGTCTCCGCAGATGTTCGGGGTAGCTGTACCGGGTAAGTTGGGCGGCGGGGGAGAATTGGCGGAGGCTTCTGAACTCTTTGAACGAAACGTTATCGCCCCGGCGCGGCAAGTAGTTACCGAAGCCGTGAAGACGCTCTTAAACGCCTCGGGATTGGGTTCTCAGTTGATTACGCTCTCAAGCGAAGAAATCAACCTTGACGGCTGTATGAATTACCTCGAGGAGGTAGGCGAAGAGATGGGGGAAGAATGGGAACTCATCGACGAGGTAGAAGTCGACTACGACCTCGAGACGGCACGTGACGCGATGTGGGCATTTGCTCGTGTTCCAAGTTCGAAACCTCAAGCGGCTTCGGAACAAGATACCGAGATTATCAAAGTACGTTATGCCTACGCTCCCGAAACAACTTCAAACGACTCTCGCGAGTTCTGTAAGAAGATGGTTTCTTCGAAGCGTGTATACCGTAAAGAGGACATCGAAGCGGCTTCGGGACGCGCTGTGAACCCCGGGTTCGGTCCGAATGGTTCGGATACATACGACCTCTTTTTGTTCAAAGGCGGGCCTCGATGCCACCATTTCTGGAAGCGGCAAACGTACCTTCGGAAGAACAACAAGAAGATTTCCGTCAATCAAGCTAAGAAACTCATCCAAGAGGCAGGGGTGGGCGCAAAGCGACTCGAGGAAAACGATCGCCGCGTAGCTACCCGTCCCGTAGATATGCCGAACCAAGGCTTTTTAAACCCCCGATAAATGGCACTTACTGCAGAAGTACTCTTTGTGAATCCGGACTATATCAAGCGGATCACCAACATAAACGGAAGTATAGAAGACGCTTACCTCGTCCCTTCGATTATCCTCGCACAAGACAAGTACCTTCAACTCTATTTGGGGACTGACCTCCTCAACAAGTTGAAGAGCGACGTTTCCGGGGGTACGCTCGCCGGCGACTACGCTACGCTTATGGATTCATACGTCCGGAAGGCTTGCCTTTGGTGGACTATGGTCGAACTCATCCCTTCTTTATATGTGAAGATGGATAATGGGTCGCTCGTAATTCGAACCTCAGAAGATACTACTTCAATATCTCAAGCCGACCTTCATCGAGAGGTAGAACGCGCCCGGCAAAACGCGCAGTTCTATACCTTCCGGCTGTACGATTACCTCTGTAACAACTCGTCTTTGTTCCCTGAATACACTTCGAATACGGGGGCGGATATGTTGCCACAACCGGCGGACTATTACCAGAGCGGGATGAGCATCTCCGGAAATAGCCGATACCCACGCCTCGTCGATTTAAGAGCCTTCTTTGGATGAGGAAAAACAGAAAAGAGAATATCACCCTATTGAAAAAATTCCTCGATGAACTCGACCGAAATCGTACTCGTAATCCTTCCAAGCCTCCTCGGGATTCTCGGGGTATGGGTAAACATGAACCGTGAACTCGAGAAATTGAAGGGGCGTATTATCCGTGTAGAATCCGACAAGGACGAATTGAAGCAAATGATGAAGGAAGTAATCGAGGCCGTGCATAAAATCGAATTGATGCTCGCGAAGCGATGAGGTACTTCACTTTCGACGAATTCGATTCTCCCGACAAGCCGCGAAGCGGTAAGATGATGGATCCCGACTTTCTTTCGATGTTAGACGAAGCGAGAGACTGCGCGGGCATTCCGTTCGTTATCTCTAAAGGCGGAGGGTTTCGTACGGTGGAATACAATCAACATTTGATTGAGCAAGGTTACCCGGCTTCGCGGAATTCTTCGCACCTCTTAGGGCTTGCCGCCGACATCTACTGCACCGACTCCCGTTCTCGTTATATCATTATGGAAGCCCT